AAAAGATCCAAAATATAGTTCTTTATTAGATTATTTTTCTAGGAATACAGATATAAATAATCCTGATTTTAGAGATTGGAAATCTATATTTGATGATAACGGATTTTTATCTTCCGATCAAACTATGGATGAAATATTTAAATCTTTAGATCCACAAAATTATATAGAAAAAAAATTAACATCATTATTACAAAAATATAGTTATTCAGAACATTATAGTATTATTGATCCAACATTTTATGAAAAATCATTAAAATCAACTTTGCGAAAATTATTTTTAACTGATGAATATCTTTTTAGGAATGATACATTTAATGATAGAATTATGAATAAATTTTTAACTACTGGATATTTAACATCTATGTTATTAACTAATCAAGATGAATTACCTCATCCTCGAGGTTTGTCTGCCGATTATGAAAGATTTTTTTTAAAAACTTTATCAAATAGAGATATATCATCTATTTTAGATATACCAGAAGCTGATATAATTAAAATGAAAAGTTTAATACCTACAGAAATATCACCACAAACAGTTTTAGATAAAGATATTAGATCATTATTTGATAAATTACGAAACATATATCTCAGAAAATCATATACTACTCCTACATCTCCTGTTCCTGCTATTGAAGATCTTACACAAAAAAATAAATTTATTGAAGATCGAATTACAAGTTTATTTTCAAGTAAATCTATACCGCAATTAGGAGATGTAGAAGATGGTTTTGCTGGTATTGATGATGAGACTTTTTTTAAAATAAGTCAAATGTATCCATCTATACATGAACCTAGTGATATATTACAAAATTCAAATATTAGTTCTGATTTTATAAAATATATGCAGACTAAATATAAAGATACTGGTATACCTAAAAAAGATGAGTCATTTATATCTAAAAGTGATTTCAAAAGATTTATAAATAATAAATATAGAGAATATAAATCTTCTTATGTACACACTACTGAACCACAATCACTTCCATCTACTAAACAAAGATCGTTAGATGAAATAACTCAATTTACTGATAGTTCACATTCATTTCCATCTGCTGATATATCACAAACATTAGATGGAGTGGTTTCACATTTGTAATAAAAATAAAAAAAAAATTTACAGGACATCAATGAAACTCTACTTTTAAATCTACACCAGATCGAGAAAGTCTAGGATATCATTTTCATCAAATAATGACTTCCTATAAAAAAGATCTAGATAGTTTTGATGAGGCTTATAGAAAACGTACTGATATTAGTTCTGAAATAAAAAATTCAGAATTGGAAAAATTTGATAAAGATTTTATCACATCATTAAAAAATCCTAACAAAATTGGAAATCCCAGTCTATTATACCAGAAAGTCTATCTAATTATGTTAGTCACGAATCACCTACTGATAATCCTGATTCTATTGTTTATTTAAATGGACAATTAGGATCTAAATTTAGAGAATATGATCCAATCTTTAGATTTTTTTGATAATATACAAAACAATCTATATTCTTTTAAAAAATAAAATTTTATATTAAAAATTGAATATAAAATTATTAAATAATAATTTTTATAAAAAACAATGTTAATTGGACTTGTTGGAAAAAAATCATCTGGAAAAGATACTTTTGGTAATATTTTAATTAATCAATATGGATTTAAAAAAAGAGCTTTTGCAGATCCTCTTAAGGATTGTTGTGAATTGTTATTTAATTTATCTAAAGAACAATTAAACGATGAAAATTTAAAAGAAACTATAGATGTAAATTGGCAAATGACTCCAAGAGAAATTATGCAAAAAGTTGGCACTGATTTATTTCGTAATCATTTTAATAAAGATTTTTGGTTACTATTATTTAAACAATGGTATTTAAAAAATTCTAATCATAATATTATATGCACTGATGTACGTTTTCAAAATGAAGCTGATCTCATTAAAAATTTAGGCGGTATTATTATCAAAATAGATAGACATAATAATAATATTGATTCTCATGAATCTGAATGTTTAAATATTAATTTTTATGATTACATTATTTATAATCATGATTCTTTAGAAAATTATATCTCTAATATTAATTCACTCATTAATATAATTATTTAAATAATTATATCATCAAATAAAGATGAAATTTATTATTGATTATTGTATTGGATTATTAGCTGGAATTGGTACTACTTTTTCATTTTTACCTCAAGTTATCCATATTTATAAACATAATTCTATTGAAAATATTTCACCTTATTTAATGTCTATTCATACATTTGGAGTTACTAGTTGGATTATTTATGGATGTATGAGACACGATTTTATAATTATATTATTTAATTCAATTACTCTATTTTTATTATTTTTTATTATTTTTAAGTATTTTAAATTACGTTTATGATTAGTATGCAAGACCCTCCTCAACAGCTTTTTCAAAGTCTTCTGCTTGTGATGTTGATGATATTGGTAATGATTGTTGTCGTTCTGTATTTAATAATGACAATGGCTCAACCATTTTATCCGTAACTGATTCTCGTTGTTTTAATAATGATGATGGCTCAACCATTTTATCCGTAACTGATTCTCGTTCTGCGGATGTTCTTGATAATGGTTTGAAACTTGTACCAGTAGAAACAGGTATAGTTAAATATGGTACAACATCTCTAAGCTGTGGTTTTATATTTTCGACAAGTTCTTTAAAATCTTTTGCAATATTTTCTAATGTAAAAGGATGTTTTAATGAATCGTTTGATAAAAGAATTTTAGGATCATTTGATGATGCTCTTTCAATAAAGGAATCGATATCAGAGTATTTTGGAGTATGCATATAAAAATCTATTAATTTGTCTAAATTAAGTTCTCCGACTTTACTTCTATTTAGTACATCAACTTTACTCTTTAAAAAATCATCCATACCATCCTTATTTTTACCCACGTAATCTTTTATTAAATTTCCATAAAAAGTAGAATCACCCTTATTAGGAATAATTACAGATTTATCAAAAGATTCAAAATCCGGAGATTTTAATGCTTCTATAAAATTTCTATTTAATTTATCTTTCATAGTTGAACCATCTTCAAACGGTTTAAATTCTTGTGAAAATTCTGCAATAGGTCTATAATCATTCATAATTTGTGTATATTTATCTGCAAGTTCTTCACTAGAAGTTGTTGGTCTAAATGTTGATCCAAATTTTTTTGTATGAAGTGATTGTTTACCTTCTATAAATGCTTTTAAAAAAGGTTTTTCATTTTCAGGAACTTGTTCGCCTCTATTTTGTAATATTCGTAATATTTTGGATTCTTTTGTATTATATCTTATACCGGCCTCCACACATTTATTTTTTTTTATATATAATAAATTTTTTTATTATTACTCTGTCTAATTATTTATTTTATTATTGTCTCGATTATTTCATTTTTATTAAAATCTAACTCCTTTTTCTAAAGTATACATATCATCTATAGATCCAGTTGACGCTTTAGGTAATATAGGTCCAGTTGGTGCTTTAGGTAATATAGGTCCAGTTGGTGCTTCAGGTAGCGTATCTATAGGTACAGATGATGTTATTTCAGATGATACTCTAGACATATTTGTACGTACAGATGAGGCCGTTTCTCCAGAGTTTCTATCATCTCCTACTCTTGCATAAATTGTTTCTCCAGAATTTCTATCATCTCCTACTGATTGATCTAAAAAAAGTGTAGATGGTTTTTTTTCATTAATTTCTAATTCTTGATAAGTAGGAACATATCCACTATCTAATAATTCTTTACGAGTAAATTTAGTTCCACTATCTAATAATTCTTGAATAGTAGGTGCAGATGGTTTTTTTTCATTAATTTCTAACTCTTGATAAGTAGGATGTACATATCCACTATCTAATAATTCTTGACGAGTAAATTTAGTTCCACCATCTAATAATTCTGGAATAGTAGGTGCAGATGGTTTTTTTTCATCAAATAATGATCCTATTTCTCTTAATTCTTTAGAAAAAGGATTACTATTACGATCTACAGAACTATTAAAAGATACAAAATCTGGAGATTTTAATGCTTCTATATATTTTTCATCTAATAATTTAGAATTATTAGGGTTAACAGCTTGTCTATATTGTCTTGTATTTTCCACAAAATTTTCTGCTAACTTTGGTATTTCAGTAGGCGATATTGTTCTTTTAGGTTGATATCTTCTACTTTTACCTAATATATACGGTTTTAAAAATTTTGCAATCTCATCATTAGGATCTGTTCTTGGGTATTTCATTTCTTTTCTTAAATAATCTTTTACGTGTATATATAAATGTTGTTCATCATTAGGAATTCTCTTCATAAATTCATCTCCTAATTCTTCACTAGAAGGTGTTTGTGCTATCCAACTATCTCTATGTTGTTTAGCAAATTCTGTCGTTTTATCATCTATAAATTCCTTTAAACTAGCTCTTTCATAATATGATAAAAGATGATGTTCGGATTCTATATAAGCCAATGTTGTTTCATATTTTTTAGACATTCTTTGTTTTCCAGTCATCAAAATTTTAGGTATTTGATACATAATTTTATTATTAATAATAATAATATTAAAAATTATTAAATATCTGTTATTAAACTAATTGGAACTATTTTATTTTTATCACTTAATATAGGATCAAATTCAGATGCTAACTCTTCTGATGATGATGTAGGAGAACTAAGTTGTTTATCATCTATAAAACTAGATAAAGCTTGTTTGTCATTGTCATCTAATTTTCTACCATAAGTTGTTTCTAAAGAATTTAAAGTATCTTTATATTTTTTTAATTTGTTTGACATAACATTATCAAATTCAGATGCTAACTCTATTGGTGATGATGTAGGAGAACTAAGTTGTTTATCATCTATAAAACTAGATAAGCGTTTTTTATCTGTACTATCTAATTGTCTACCATAAGTTGTTTTTAAAGTATCTAAAGTATCTTTATATTTTGTAAATTTGTTTGACATAACCTTATCAAATTCAGCTGCTAAAGTTTGAGATGATTTTGGTCTTCCTATAAAATCAGATGTATCATATTTTGCATTCTCTTCTATAAAACTAGATAAACTACTTTTATCATTATCATTTAATTTTCTACCATAAGTTGTTTCTAAAGAATTTAAAGTGTCTTTATATTGAATAAATTCATCTCCTAATTGTTCTCTAGAAGGTGTTTGTACCATCCAATTATCAGCTCCATGTCTTTTAATAAATTTTGTAGTTCTATCATTTATAAATTCTTTTAACAATTTATCGTTTTCTTCTGATATTGATCCACTTCCTCCCGTTAAATATGATAAAACTTTCTGATATTTTGTATCCATTTTTTCAGAAGCAGTTTTAAAAAATCGTCCTCTCATATACATTTTATTTTATTATATGAAAAAAAAAAAATATGATAAATTATTTTTTTATGTATGAAAAAATTCGAAATGACCCTCTGTTAATGTTGGTGTTGATAATGGATTTTCGGTTTCTCCATTAAAAACAGGATAAAGTGTAGCATCATCATCTACAGAATCAATGGTTCCATACATAGCAGTACGTTCTCCAGGATTACTCTCGTGTGATGCATTTTCAATAGTATCATTAAATGTAGCTATTGCTCTATTTGAAACATCAGGTACAGAATTTTCTATTGATGAAAAATTAGGGTTTTCAAGAGCCTCTTTTAAACTCACATCATCTGGATGAACTACATCATCAGGACCATATATATCTGGATTATGATAATCACTCATTATATTTTTAAATTCATCTCCTAATTGTTGACTCGAAGGTGTTTGAATTTTTTGCCACCATTGACCTCTATTAAATTTTTCAGTTTTTCCTTTTATAAATGATTTTAAAAATATCTTTTCTTTATTATTTAGTCGTATATTTGAATCCTCTAAATATCTTAATGTTGTTTCATATTTTTGAGACATTCTAGCAGAAGGGGTTGTAAAAACTTGTCTTGCCATATGCATTTTTTTGTTTTATATTTATATTATTATATATATATTTTTTTATGATGTACGAAATAAATCAAAAACGATTTTACTTTCTGGACAATGATCCATAAATTTTTTAAAATCTGAAGTTGATAAAGATGCCCATGGTTTATGAAATCCAAAAGATGAATCAGAATAAATAGTTTCTGTAGAAAATTGTTTTGATGTTTCTAAATCAGGTAAATTCATAGAATCGGATATTTCGGAACATCCATATGCAAAAAAAGTATCTTCATTAAATATAGAAGCAAACTCAGGTTTTTTTAATGGACATGAATCAAGAATATGTAACATTTTACTTTTACGACGTAAAGAAAATCCACCATTTCCACCATGTCCATGAATAGGATGATATTCATGTTTCCAAGGAGCACCCATATAATCAAATGGTTTATCAATCCATTTATTTATTGAATGTTTATTAGAAGAACAAATACCAGAATCTACTTGAAAAATTAAAAATAAATCAGTAGGTATTTGATCATACAACCATCGATTATAAAGTAATTGATTATAATCATTAATAGTTAAATTTTTAACTTGATTAGGTAATTCTATAAAAACTAATCGTCCAAATTGAAATGCATCTTTCCATAATAAATTACTATCTTTTATTTGATGAATAAAAGATATATTATTGATACCATGAAAAATAATAACTTTCCAAGTTTTATCTAATGAATCTAAAATATTTTCAACCACATATTCAAGACCTCGATGATTACGAGGTTCAATTATAATAGCTGTATATGGAAATGAATTATCTATACTAAACAAATTTGTATCAAAATCTTTAAACATTATTACTATTATTAAAAA